CTGCTCCTTCAACAATTCTTCTCTTCCGGATACGGAATTGAGATAGGTTCGTCTATGATTCTCTCCAACCTGAGATTTCACTTCTCCATCAATTAGTACCTTTCTTGTTAAGATGCTCACACTCTCTGTCGACAACATATCTACCGTTTTTTCTTCGTTAATTTCCATTTCAATTCCTCCTCGTTAAGCCTTTCTATACCAACCGTATACATACCAATCGCTATATGTTTTTCCGGACGCGTATGCCCCATTCTGGACATAATATGAACCACTGCCGCTAATTAGATTAAATGGTGAATTAGTTCCATTGCCACTCGACACAATTCCAATCGGATAGACATTTGATGGACGACTATGGTCAGGTTCATATGGCAGTCCGCTTATATGATGACAAGCATAACTACTTGTTGTTAATATCATTGCCTCTATAAATACAATGTCTCCCAGTCTATAATAATTTCCCGTAGCCGCTGCAATTGACGTTTTAATCTCATTACTTGCTGTATTAAACAGTCTAGGAGTCCATGTTCCTTTTTCGTATTTTGCTGTGTATTTTGTATAATTACTTGAATCCAGCAGCGTCTTCCATGTGTCCCAAGTTCCACTTGACATGGCTCTATGCTGCAATATTCCATTATTAAGCATGGCCAGTTGTGAATCCCAACCACTCGTATTATCCCAATTCATTTGCAGTATCTTTGCATCGCCCCCGGGCTTTCCCGTTGTCATCTTAGAACTGGCAACAAATGCTTCTACTGCTCCCATCCTATCTTCGGTACTTGCTTTATTTGCCGATATCGGACGAGTTGCAATGTAATTAAGCAATGTACTTATTCCTGCCGGCCCCACTGGTCCTTGCGCCCCGGTATCTCCTTTTGGACCCTGAACACCTTGAATTCCTTGTGGTCCAGTTTCTCCCTGTGGTCCTTGTGGTCCTTCCGGTCCCGTTGCTCCGGTGTCTCCTTTGGGTCCTTGTGGTCCCGTTGCTCCGGTATCTCCTTTAAGGCCTTGTGGTCCCTGTGCTCCGGTGTCCCCCTTCGCACCAGTATCACCCTTTACACCTTGTTCTCCCTGCGGACCGGTTGCACCAGTATCGCCTTTAGGGCCTTGTGCCCCGGTTTCTCCTTTCTCTCCTTTTACACCTTGTGGTCCCTTAAAATTACCAATTAAAAATTTTGCCATTGTATCACTTCCTATCTATTCATCCGGTAATATTAAATAAATGTCTCCAGTAGAATCTATTTCAAATTGAGGCGGTGCCTCATCATCTGTAGTAACCGCATATAGGTTTCCCTCAGCGTCTCCCATCAGATAAAAGAATCCATTAATTGGATTGATTACACCACTGTCACCTCTCTCGCCTTTATCTCCTTTATCTCCTTTTGGACCTTGAATTCCTTGTGGACCTTCCGGTCCGATTTCACCAGTTGCACCTCTCGGTCCTTGTAAACCTTGTGGTCCGGTTTCTCCGGGTACCCCCTGCAATCCTTGTACCCCGGTTTCTCCAGTATCTCCTTTGTCTCCTTTTACTCCCTGTTCCCCTTTTGGACCAGGCAGCCCTTGTGTCCCCTGTGGTCCACGCACTCCCTGAATTCCCTTTTCACCTTGCACACCTTGAATTCCTTGTGGACCTTCTGGTCCAATTTTTCCTTCCGGTCCAGTCAGCCCCTGCACACCTTGCGGTCCGCAATCACCTTTCTCTCCCTTTTCACCTTGCACACCGTCTTTTCCTACATCGCCTTTCTCTCCCTTTTCTCCATCTGCGCCTTTGTCACCTTTGTCACCCTTCTCTCCCTTATCACCCTTCTCGCCTTTTTCTCCTCGTAATCTGCCACTCTCTAACTGTTGCTTTAACTTGTCTGCAATCTCTTTTGCTTCCTTTGCCATCTTTACAGTTTCCTGCACTTGACTAAATTTCTTTTCTGTCTCAGAAGTCATATTATCCAATTCAAGATTATTTAAGATATAACTTAAATTCTCTATCAGACGTATTATCCATGAATTCAACTTCTGAATATTTTTTTCATCAATACCATCAAGTTTGATAGGGTCAAATTGCAACGTAGCCATTAATATCCCCCCTGTTCCAAAACTTTGGAGATGCTGTAAACCCTTGCATCCCCTTTCCCTCTTAACCGGATTCTCATATGATCACATCGAATCGGAAATATGGGTATTTCAAAACTCCGCATTGTTACAAAAGATGGAGTATCTCTCCTACTTTGTTCATATTTAGACTCCATATGTGCAGCCTCCTCCCATACTCCACAGGAATCATACATTACATCTACATCTAATTCTGAATCTAACGGCAAAGACAACCTCAAACATATTTTTGATATATACTTGTTATTGGGATAGCTTATCCCTATCAAGCCGGTTTCCGCACTCCACTCAAGTATTGTTTCCAGTCCTTCCTCTGTCGTGTAATCCCTTGATGTAATCTCCATTACTTTTCTATCATTCATATAAAGCAAAGCCCCATCCAGGTTTACGAATTTATCCATACTGCATAAAGATTTCTCATCCTCTTTGTGCCACATTCCTTTGCTCGAATCATACACAAGTGTCTCGTAACGAGTCGTGCGTATATTTTTCCCGTGCATATAGTATTTTGCCCCCAGTGCACCTGCCCTTACCTTTTCGTAGCGTTCTCCACCTAATGCTGCACTAATTGATACCGGAGTACTTCCGTCATACGCACACACATCCTCGCGTGATTTGTAATACAATATTTCATTCACAAGCACCAGACTTTCCGAACATCCCTTTTGCACACCACGGCATCGCTGCGTATTAATCTGATAATTTGCCGGATAAGAACCGTATACCTTATGAATGCAATCCTCTTTGAAAAACAAAACTTGTCCGCCGTATGCTGTACATCCGGTAAATTCTCCATCACTGCCGACCGTTGCCGCATATGAATCTGCCGCAGTACCCAAATAAGAATACCAATTTGTCATATCTCCCTGCTTACAGCAGTAAATTTCATGTTTCTCCGAAGAACACCCCCATATACGGTTATCACTTTCACACACATAATCCATATCCGGAACACTACGCTTCAATGTAATTACCCCAGTTTGTGTTGTATTATTGGTAAGCAGAGCCGTTACAATGATGAAATCATCCTTTTTATCCCAGATTGCCATATCCTGATTGAACGTATCTGCAATACTCCCCGTCACACCATCAATCTTCACTACGTCATATTTTTCAAACGGCTTTCCTATGCCCGTGTTTGATATTTTAGTATAGCTTGTAACCACTGCCGTCCACTGGTTCTCGGATTCATTCCACAACTTCAATGCATTTGGTGTTGTCCCAGTATCCATCCAGTAAATGGCACCATTAGAGCATGTAGTTATCTTTGTCCAGGTAGTCGTATACTTTTTAATCACATGCGGTGTCGATGATGTATCCAGCCACAAATCATCTGCCTTCGGTGATTGAGGTGCCACTGTTCCAATAGACGGTGCCTTTGTAATAGGGGTAATATCTGCCCCATCCAGCGTACACATGGAAAATGTTACCGTTCCAGCTGTTGCCTTTGATGCCTCCATATCTTTAAGCGTCTTGTCATTTGTATTAAATATCTTTTTGTCCGGCCAAATAGCCACATACGCCCCCATACCACACATTACTTTAGTGCTTTTCGCAAGCTGACCAATAATCTGCCAATCGTTCATTTCTTTGTCTGTATATAATAAGTTGCCATCCTCCACAAGCAAAATTCCGTTTTTCGCATACATTCCATAGATTTCTCCGGTACGAAACAACATTTTCCTCTTTCTTCTGGGTGCCAGTGCCGGGTAATAATCGGATGTCATGTTCTTCTCCATATAAAATTCATTTTCCCCACAATTCATGGTATGGTTGTACCCGCCAAAAGCAGATATCATATCCCTTGTTGTTTCCATTTCTGTAGCTGGTGTTATTGTCAAGGTTACACCCCCGTTCTTTTTGGCTGCATTGGCATATGATTCCGAATATACCAGTTCTTAAAATCCTGATACCCATTACTGAATACCGCAATCTGGTTATTGTACATTCCCATATCACGGTTATAAAAATCGATTTGAGCCATCAAATAATCAACGTACACTTTCGCGTAGGTATCCGGTATTAATAGGTCTTCATTCATATGTTCTTCATCATATCCATCAAATACAACGTCCACATTTTCTTCATACCTGCTAATTACCTCATCATAAACTTGTCCATCAAGCATCGATAACCATTCAATTTTTTCCATGTCCGAAAATCGGTTTGGTCTTAACCGGTCTGCTTTTTCAATTGCTTCCTGCACTCTCAACTTTCTCACCTCAACCTAAAAAAAGCGGGGAAGGTCACTGCTTCCCCGCAACTTTCCTCTTATCAGGGGAACTAATTGCTTTCATTTTTGGCTACTAACTCAGAAATCTTTGTTTCTGTCTCCTCGTCTG